CGAGCGAGCGGCGGCCCCCCCCCCCCGCGCGGGGGGGGGCGCCCCTTTTCTTTTTTGTCAATAAATGGACAGGAATTGATTCCTTGTTGCCGGCTTGTCAAACAACATGCGACCATGCCCAAAAGCGGTCCGGAATGCCTTGGTCAAGTCAGCATTCTTGGCCAGATAAACGCATTCCTCAGTAACCCTTTGCGGGTTCATTGTGAATTCAATGGTCTCTTTTGGCTGTTTTGATGAACCGTAGAACCAACGCTTTCCCTGTCTCTCGAACTTCCAAAGGGATATCCAATATCCCTCTATCTCAACAGAACAAAAATAGCGAGCAGAAGGCGGCTTTTCGCCAATCATTTTCGGGGTGTTGTCCGCGAATTGATTCCCGAGCGCATAGTCGGAGTATTCTGTTCCGGCTATGAATTGCCCGAATTTGGTTTTCTCCGCTTCGTTGTTGAATTCAGTTGATTGGGGAAAATGCACGACAATGAAGCCGCGCTTACGTTTCACCCATTCACGATCAGCATCTATTTTATAGGCGACGAAGTAGGGGTTGTTGATGGATACAGCATTGGCGAGAAAATATACTTTGACTCGATCGTTCCACCGGTCCACGGTCGAATAAAAATTGTTAAATGCTGAAGCTTCGTCGGGAATGTATCGGGTGAATCCTTTTTCAAGAATGAATTCATCGAAGATGATTGTGTGGACATTGTTGAACACTTTCGACTTGAGCTTTTGGGCGGTCGACAATGCGACCACGTAGCCCATTGTTTCCCACTTGTCATCCAAGGTTTTGTGCTGTAGCTCGTGCTGATGCACGCGGAATTCATCATCGGGGAATTCCTGCCCAACATCCGCGAAAAAATTAGCAGCAGCCATTCGCTCTTCACGATATCGGCGAAGATAAATGAACTGATGCCCATAACGGAGAAAATCCAGAATCACCCTTTTCTTCGCCCCATAAGTCTTACCAATACCCCTACCCCCAACAATGAAGTTGTAGGTCCCATTTTTGGCATCAATGGCATCAAACGAATAGAATTTACTCATGGATTCAACCCCAACCGTTTCAACCAAGGAATGCAGTCCTTTGAAGAATAAATATTCCCCGGAGTGATCCCTTTCGGGTAATACTCAAAATGGCAATGCACACCAAAAGCCCGTCCAGTCTGACCCATTAGAGCGACCGTCTGACCGGCAGTGACTTTTTGGCCCTTTGAAACCAAAACTTTGGACGCGTGGCAGTACATATAGCTCTCCCCGGTGGCGGTGGATTGGATGGCGACGTGATTCCCGGCCCACGAGCCGGCCGTGTCGCCGACCACGACGCCATCCGTGACGGCCAGCAGAGGGGTGCCGGCCGCACCCGCGAAGTCCGTGCCCGTGTGATATCGCGCCCAAGCGCCGGTTGCGCCCCAGCCCGCAGATATCCGGTATTTGCCTTTCGCAACGGGCAAAGAGAATTTTCCGGACGGCTGTCCGGGGTCGGGCGGTGTCGGGGGCGTGTCGCCATCGTCATCCGACCCGGGAACGCGCCCGGAGGATTTATGCCCTTTCGGACGCCATATTCCACCATAGCCCTTGGAGAATTGCTGCCTTTTGTTGTCACTGAAAACGGCCCACATTGTGCCGTTTATCTCGTGCAGATATTTGACTTCGATTGAGCCCGAATTGTCGTTGTCATCGGGCGGTGGCGGTTCGGGCGGCGTATCGCCACCCCCTCCGCCCCCGTCGTCCCCGCCCGGTGTTCCGGGGAGCGTGTCTCCGGCATATGGGTCGGTTTCTACGCCGCCGCGCATTCCGGGCTTCATGGTATAGCCTCTGAATGGCGGCGAAGTGTCCCACTTGTCGATTGCGGCTTTTGCTTTCGTATAACGAGACCAATATTTGGTGAAGGAGCCGCCAACGGCACGCAACGCGGACATGTATTTGTCCAGTGACGGATTCGCTCCGGCTATTTTCACGGCTTTGTTCGTTCCAACCGGCCATTGATGGTTCGACACGATGAACATTATCGCAGTCTTCGGGACAACGTTGGGATCAATGCCGAGTTTCTTCGCGCGAACCAGATAGTCGCCCATGTCTTGGTTTGCGGTCACGTGCTGAACCCATTTAACGAGGGGTCGCACCATGACGTTCCGAATGGGTTGCAATTCCTCTTTCCGCAACCACAATGAATTCCATGACTCGTTGGATGGCCCTTGAGATTCAAGCTTTTGCTTCAACCTGCTGGGGAGCATTGCGTAGCCAACGGGATCGTATTTACGAATACGGGATATCAACCGCCCGGCGCGGACCCCATACCATTGCATGATGCCAATGGTAATGGGGTCCCCGGTGTAAATATCCGTGTAGCTGAGATTGGATTCCACCAATCCCAGCACATGGATTGTTACGTTGAGTTCAGCAGTGCCGAAAGCCATTATACCGCTGTTCCGTCAGCGTACTTCCACCCCTCTGGGGTGAAAATACAGAGCTTGTTTTTTTCCTCGTGCCAGTACATGGCCCCCACCATGTCTTTTTCGTCGCCGAATGCGGGAAGTTTGTTTCCAAATCCGGTCACAACGGCACCTTCTCGCGGCACGGCAAGATGCTGGCCTGCGACCACGGTTCGGTTTCCACCACGCGACGGAAAAGCGCGATACGGGAACGTATAGATGCCGGACTTAACCATCTTCGGCCGAACATACCGGTAAGCATTGTGCGAAGTATTCGTATTGTTCTCACCAATCGCAACCACCTGCATTGCACCAGGATTCGCTTCATTGGTATCGATTATGAATCCGGCATCTTCATTGGCCGTGCCGCCTTTGTAAAAATTCCCAATCATATTGATGTTTTCGCCGGCTCCGCCAGTTGTTGCATCTACAACGGCTTTGTGATTGGGCACATAAATTTGGCACCCAATCATCGTCAGCGTAGACCCGCCACCCTTGAAGTGCACGGCCCTTCTCTGTTCGGCAGTTATTTGTTTGTCGGTTTCAAAATACACACCGGACACGTAGACAGCGCAATTCGCTTCCATTGATATACCCGTTTGATAGGCCTCGATGGCGCCGCCCGTAATGCGTATCATTGATCCTTCGCGCACGAGAATGCCATTTGTGCCGCGTTTGTCGCCACGGTCCGCGATAATGTGGGGTTCAACGATTGCGAAGTTGTAGCAGTAATTCACGTCCATTGCGGTATTGTTCCAATACCACTTACACCGGGAGAATTCAGTGTACCAATTCTGTTCGCAGTAAACCGCACGGTCCCAATGGTAGAAGCCGCAGTCGCGCACAGTAGCGTAATTCTTGACGTGCATTCCGATGCAGCCGAGAATGTTGAATCCGGGGCCGTCGAATCGCATACGTTCGAATACGTTTCCGTATTCGCAGTAGACGCCCTTGCCGTCTCGAATATCGAATTTGATGGCGGAATTCGGGACGTTGTCGCCCCACGAGCCGGAGGTTCCTTCAATGTACTGATCTTGAAGGAATGTAAGGGTTCGGGTTACTTTGTAGACGCCTTTCGGAAAATATATGTGACCTCCTTTCCCTGCTGCTGCAATTGTTGCTTCAATTGCTTCGCTATCATCCGTTTGCCCGTCGCCCTTTGCACCATAATCTGTAACAACATGGTAGTACCTGTTCGCCTTCTTTTCGGCGAATTCCCTTTCTGCTTTGAGGCCATCTTCAATCTTTTTTGTGAGTTTTTCGTTCTGCTCATTGAGAGCAGTATTCATATCGCGCTGTGCTTTTTCCAATGTGTTGAGAATCTCGGCGCGAATCTCGCGAATCCACTTGTCGGTATTGGTCTTGTATTCGGCGAATACTTTGTCGAATTGTTTGGTTGTGTACGTCAGAATCTCGGACCCGTTCATCATTGCAAAATGGATGATGCCGTTTTCATCGTCCGTTACAGTGTGGTGCACGAATTTTGCCACGAATTCGTTGATCTTGTTGGAGACGTCATTTACAAAGTCGCGAATGTGCTTGTCCTGAATCTTGAAGCCCTTGAGAATCTCTTGCATCTTCTCGCGGGTTTCCGTGAGAATCTCAAGGAACGAATAGGCGTCGCCATAAGTCCATGGCACCACGGAATTAATGGGACCAATCTCAGGAAGCGGATTAATTATCCAATCTTGATTGTCGGGCATTTTTCACCTTTTGAATGGGTAGTAGGGATACGGGTAAACACAATCTGCAAATATGGAATCCGAGGCAAAGAAAGAATCCTGACCGCCCCAGATTCCCATGAACAACGGAGCCAGCCGCGCAATAACGACCTCGTCAATGTTCACGAATGACTCAAAATACTCATTCAACAACTGCGCATACGATCCCGAACGTCCGTAGGAATCAGACGTCTGCGCATTGTTATTATGTGAAGCGCTGGAGCCGGTGGAATTCGTGGTGTTGTCACCTTCGGTAACATTTTGTGTTCCTGAGGTTGCGTAGTCTCCATTGCTTGCAAGCATTTGTTGTGGAAAATTGGAATTGATAACGCCGCTGCTTGTGGTTGACTTCGCTTTTGTGTTTCCACTTTCGGAGCCCGTGGTTTCGGACGTTCCTGTTGTTCTGTTATGGCTCCGATAAGTGTCCAATATCGTGCCGTCCTCGGTTTTGATTGCGAGATAGGCGCGATTCATGGTAGGCATGATGAGACGCATTTTACGGCTCAATGCCTTGAAAAACTGTTCTGGGGTTTCGTAGCCAATCTCGCGGAACATGTAGGTGTCCACGATCAGGCCATTCAGTCGCTCCCGGTAGGATTCGTCAAATATCGGGTAATCCTCCAGCCCAGTGGGTATACCCATTTTCTTCGCATAATCCAAAGCGCTGGAAAATGGCATTGTATATCTAGACATTCAAAGCACCGCTTTCTTCGGTCAGCAGCAGGTCGGGGATGGATTCAGGGTCGAAACACCACTTCGGGCGAATGTCCAAATTGAAGCGGCGGTTTATCTCATCGGCCGCCAATTTACGTGGCTGAATGAAGGAATTCCGCGATATCAAAACCTGCCCGTCCTGCCCGGACGCTTCATCCGCCACTAGCCGTTCCGCTTTGTCCTCATTAACCGAAGTAATTCCCATGAATGTCATTGCTGACCTCCAAACCTGGTTGAATTCATGCCTAAGGCGGGGTAGCAGATTGGGGTCAATCTTCAGGTCCAGCGCGCTGATTGCGGATATGTCCAGCGAGTCATATCCGAAAATTACGGGGGTGCCGTCCTGCTGTTCCTTCATGATTTGCGTATAAGTGTGGCGTTGTTCCTCGGGACATGTGATCACTCGGGTGACTCGCATTCCCTGAACCAGAATGTCAAGTGTGGTGTCAATTGTTCCGAGACGTTCTGCAAAATCCATGAGGTTGTCGATCACACCGACCCGGGAATTCGTCCCCCAAATAGGCACGCAATCATCAATTGAAAGCCTCACCGGGGTGTACGCGCCGCGCGGATTGGTAAGGAATTCTGTGGGGTTTCCGTACATATCCAAAGCGTTCGTCTGTGTGGCGGAAAGGCAGACGAATTCGCCAAGCCGCGGGTCAAAGTAAAATACAACCAATCCGCCCCATGCGAGCGCGTCTTCCACGTATCTTCGGTCTATCTCTTTCGGCATCCCTTCCCACTCAACTCGCGCCATGTACCATTCATATAGCTTGTCAAAATACCCTATGGCGCGCCCTGCTTGCACGTTCTGGGCTTTTCTGGGCAGGAATCGGGAATATGCATCATAGGGATTCTGCCCTTTGCGTTTGGCCATTACAAAACCTCCTTCGGGGCAGTCAATTCATTGTCCGCGATATCAAGATAAACAATGTCACGGGGCTTCTTCCAAATAGTGGTGCCACGCATGAAAATGCCCGCAATCGTATTCTTGTACAATTCGGGACAATCAAAGTGAGCAAAGTTCACGTCCGCCATTTTCCAATAAGTGAAGTTGCTCATTGGCGTCAAGGTACTCGGTTTCGCGTAGCGATTCAAGGCGTAGCCGTATCGGAGCCAGTATTCCCCCACTCTGACCAGGGCGGAATCGTCAATTCTCTTGAAACGGAAGTTGACCGTGAATCCCTGTTCGAGAATCAATGTGAGGAAGTCGCCGCCCAGCTGCCCGGAAACACCGGGCTGAAGCATTTTCGCGTCCTGCACACGGGCGTTCAGAGACTGAATGGCCATTGCCCTGTCACCGGACGCCACGGCTTTCGCCAGCGACAAATTGCTGTTTGCAATCTGCCGGGACAAATTCGTGTTTATTTGATTGGAAGCGCCAAGTTCGTAATTGTTGATTGCGGTGGATTGTGTAATTTGGTGTTGATTCAAGTTGTAATCAACGAAGGCGTTTCCGACGCCCATTGCACCCGAGAACAACCCGCCGCCAACATTGCCCTGAAGGGCCGATGCAATGCCGTTGATTGCGGCATTCGCCCCCGACTGAATAGACTTGCCCAAATTCATGTCCGACGCCAAACCGGCATTCATATTGTTGACACGCTGTCCAAGCCGCGCCTGCTGGTTCGCGGCATCAATTCCCATCATTGCCTGAGAAAAAGCATTGGATGCCCCCATGTTGGCTTTCTGAGAAGCCCAATCGGCCGAAGCATAACCGAAGGCCAAAGAATTCTTGTTCTCCGCCATAAAGGCTGCATAGGAGTCAGAAACAATCGGCAGCGAAGGGAAGTTGGCAATCAAGGTGGCGGAATCCAAATAAGCTCCGGAATACATATCCTTAAGGTCACGACGCATGTAATTCACTGGAAAAATCACAGTTCGCGGAGTGGGAGGAATATTCGAGATTCCAACGCGAACCGTAAGTTCCTTGGTTGCGAAAAATTCCGGCTTCAGGATCACCGACGTCCCGGTGAATGTTGTCAATTCGATTACATTGTACGGCGACGTTAGAAGCTTGGAGAGACTCCTGTAACGCGGAGGAAGATAATTCCGCGCGAGTTGGTACATATCCTTGACAACAGTGAGACTGTAATCCCGAGCGCCGCCCTGAAGCTTGTTTATCGAATTGTTCGACCCCAAGAAAGACGTGGACGGATATCCGGAAGAGCGGCCCAGCCCGGGAACCAGATAGCAACCGTAAATCGACTTGGAGGCCCACGGGGCATTTTTCAACGCTGAAAGAGCATTGGTGAATTCCGATATGGGGCAAAGCCAGATATCCGAACCAATGCCCACAGTATAGGTTTTATGTTCTTGCCGATTGTTAACTCCCACGTGCCTAACATTGGTGTGGAGAATAACTTGAGTTCCTTGGGATGTCGTCAGAATGGGGTCAGAAACATTCCCCGGTGAAGTCGTCAAGTCAGCGGAAGCGAGAAAAACAATTGAATACGGGTCCCGTGCCTCAGGTGCCTTTATCTGATTGATGTCATAAAAGTATTCCACAAGATCGGAACCAAGATCCAGACCTTCGGGGACCAGAAGATTTTTTATCTGATCAGCGGAATCGACCCCGGAAACCTTGAAAGCGTAATGGGAACGTTCGATGAAACACCTACCGAGTTCCAATTCCCACGTGAACGACTGCCAGACATCCAATTGCAAGTGAAAAGCGGTGGCTTGAGGGGCGACGTGTGAAACGCCGCGGATGAAGTAAAAGTAATCTCCGGGAACGTCGTTGTGAGTGGCGGCATTGTGCACCCAAATATAATTGTACCTGTAGGCTTCATTCACGGGAATGTCAAGAATAATGTCCTGATCAGGGCGTGCATAGGATATGTTGTCAAGCTTTATGTGCTTACCGGGAGAGCCACGCAAATAATCTTTCAATTCTCCCGGGGTGCCGAATTTAACAACATTGTTGTACTCGGCGTCCCATGGAACATTACAAATAAATACTTCAGTTCCAGCGGTCCACAAATCATATGAAAAGGCCCCCCCCCGCCACCCCCCCAGGGGGCGGGGGGGGGGGGG